CGGCCGGCAGACTCGCAGCGTGCCAGCTGGGAATGATTATCAAAACCCATAGCGACGAGGGCGGCCACGATGGCGCCAGATGCCAGCAGATAGCCGATGAAGCCGCGTTCTGTGTTGGTCATGGGAAGCTGGGTTCGCTTGCTCCCGTATTGTAGCACAACAGCCGCAGGCGTCAAGCCTGGCGCTTGTCTTCCACGGTGATCTCCAAGCGCGGTGCTGCAGCGGCTGCAGCTTCCGGTGCAACCTCACCAACGACCGCACCCAGGTCACGTAGCAACAGCTGAGCGGTGCCAAACTGCTTTGCCCGGATCGCGCCATCGATGCAGCGAAGACGCATCTGCTGGATGCGTGAGACCGTTTTGTCTCTTTCTGTTTGCCAATCCGACTCATTCCAGCTCTGCACAACTGCGTAGTCGCGCCAAGCGGTACTTACGCTTACACCTTCACGTGTCGCGTGTTCATACACCAAAGCCCGTGCACTCTGACCGCTCAGCTGTTTGAGAAACAAACGCCGCTGCCGCTCTTCGATCCAAGCGTCAGGATTGCGCCGACCGTATGGGTGCGGCTTATTGTCTACAGCTTCCGGCGCAATCTCCGGTGCTTCGCTGTTAGCTTCCGGTGCGTCGCTCACTGTTAAGATCTCCCGCCTGTTTGCTTCAATCTTAAGCTCTAACCTTGCAAGCGGCCGCAGGCCGCGCAGCAAAAAGCCCGGCACAGTGGCCGGGCCGTTAGTCGGTGGGGGTGCCAGTCAAGCAGAGCGGAAGACTGCCCACTGGGCGCCGTTGATCCGTTGCAGCCAGTAACCGTCGCCCAGTTCAAGCTCGCGCCAGGCTTCTTCCCAGTCGATGCACGTATGGGGCCACTGGGCTGTGGCTTGGATCATGCCTGCATCTTCTGCCAGCTGAGCGGCATAGTCTGCCCCGGCCTCCGTCTCGTTGTAGCCTTCCGCCTCTCCCTGGTAAAGGTCTTCGTAGGTGTCAGGATCGACGCCGGCAGCCAGTAACTCCTGAACCGTAACGGTTACCGCTTCGGGGTCAGAATCGAAAGCACAGCCGCAATGCTCCAACACTTCGCGCCAGCTGTTATCGAGCCAGAAGCCGAAGCACGCGCCATCACCCTCTGACGCACCAAAGTAAAAGCCACTAGGCGCCAGATCCTGCAGGATGTCGCCAAGCTGCAGCAGGCAACCGCAAGCCATGTCGTCGTCCCAATCAGCTTCCTTGGAATCCTCTCCCACCAGATGCTGCAATGCCGGTAGGACAGTGCAAAGGTCGGCGCCTAGCTGTTCGGCGGTTTGCCAGTAACGCACGAGCAAATCCTCGGTGCGCAACGTATCAGTGCTGACGATCCAGGGGAACGATGCCAGCTGTTCAGTGGTGTAACGGGTCATTGTGTGAGCCTATGGGTTGGGTCTCGTGAAATACATTACAGCATCAGCGGCCAGAACGCCAGCCGAGCATCCGGCAGACTCTGAGCCAGCTGGAATCGGTGATCCAATCCGGCCGATGCACCGAAGCCGTAACGCTAAGGGCATCCTCACCTGCCAGATCACGCCAGAAGGGGGAGAGCCAGAAGTCTGACTGCGGATCCAGCGTTACCCAGCGGGGAACCGTATCGCCGTCACCCTCCGCGTAGCAACCTGCCAGGCGGTCGGTAAGGTCCCGGAGGTCCCACACAGACTCGTGATACTCATCGCAGGGGCTGCCGTTCCAAGCCAGCCAGCCGCAATCAGCGCAGTCTCCCTGCTCGGCCGATTCTGCCGTCACGGTTTCGTAGGTAACGCGAAAGGTGGCGCTGGGTTCGGTGGTTCTGATGATCAGTGCCATGGGTGGGCGTATCGGTGATCAGCCCCAAGCATGGCACCGGCGCCAGCCGTATCTGCCCTTACTGTTACAGTTTTTCAAACGGTCGGCGCCGCTTGCCCTTGGTGTTAATGTCGCAGGGTACGGCAAGCCCGGCCTATGTTCACCAGTCAGAAAGAACGCCAACAGCTTGCCCGCGATCAGCGCGAGCAAGAACGCGAGATGACGCGCCAGGAGAAGCGGGCGCTACGGGATCTGCGGTATTGCGCCGAACGATCCACGCTGTCCGAGATCGAGTGGCGCGACCTGATGCGCCTGCACCAGTTGCACGGTAAAGAGGGAATCCGGGAGCTTTGGGAGTCCGTCATCCCATACTGGAATCAATGCCAGCTGCTCAATGGTGGCGAGCCCTGCCCCAGTGATCTGGTGCCCACCGGTCTGAAATTAAGTGCGAAAAAAGCGCGCACAACACCGACGACACGCAAGCCGCCAGGTGCCCCACGCAAGCCACGCGCCGATGCCGGCAAACCTCGCGCCAGTTACAAACCCCGTACCCGTTCCACCAAATGAAAAACCTCTACCGGATCCAGTACAAAGCACCCGGCCAGCTCTGGCAGGATCACACCAGTGCACCAGCAACCACAGAGTCCGAAGCCTGGGCAAAACTCGCCGCGTGGCAGCGATACTGCCCCAACGAAAGGTGGCGCTGGGTTCGCCCGGTTGACTGATACGCTCCAAGCTCCCGCCCTGGGAGCTTTTTTGCTGCCCTTGCCTTGAGAACGGTTCTCATTCCCATTCTCAGTGAGACTCACGAGACGCACCACAAGACGCCCTAGGTATTGGCAGTACAAGCACTACGTGCCAGGTATTGAGGCTATGAATGGCCGAAACAATACTTGAATGGCGTTCCAGTCCTGAATGGGTTTCCGTCGAGGCCGTTAGGCCGAGACTTGAATGGGATCCGTGAGGCTTGAATGGAGTTGCTCGAAGTAACGGTGGCAGCGTTCCAGGAAAGACTGCTCGGCCTCTTCTAGCTCGCTAAGTGTCATCCAATGGACGTTAGGTTTGCCGCAGCGGCGGGCTAAAACCACAGCTGCTCCAGTGGGTTTCAAGCCTGTCATATATTTTAAGCCTAAGGAATAAGCGCCACATTGGTCGATGTAAGTATGGCCGGGAGGTAGACGTTCCAGTCCTTCATCGTCGGTTTTAGTTTTTCTGGAGACGCTAGTTTTCCAATCCATGAGAACTAAATCGCTGTTTTTTACTCCTACTAATGCATCACAAGTTCCCGCAAATCCTGCGGGATGATGTATAGAAAACTCCGATGCAAAAATTTCAGTTACGTTTTCGGTGATCCAGTCACATAGACCGCGTGCGTAGCCTGCTGCGCTCCAGCCGACTCGGGGTACGTTCGGTCTAACGCGATTGATGGCCCACTTTGTGATTGGCTTGGGGATGCGTGCGAGTCCTTGATCGTCCCAGTGAATGGAGTTGCGCTTGTTGGCGGCTGAGCGTGCCAGCTGCATAGAGCACTTCAGCAGGTATTCCGCTTGACCGTGGGCCATGTTGCCTCGGGTTGCTGCAACATTCCGCTGGCAGCTTGCCTCGACGGGTCCCAAGCGGGCTTCCCAGCGCTCCAGTCCGGTTTTGTCGCTAGTTTCCTTTAGGATGTGTGTAACACTATGGTAAATGTTGTTATTGATGTCCCGGTAGACCCGGAAGGGGCCTGAATTGTCTTGTTCCAGCCTCCATTTACGCAGTGATGCCAGTGTGTCTTGCGTATTGGAGGCCATGTAGGTACTATTTCCCATCTATAGCTTAGTCGTAAATACAGGTATTGGCAACAAAGCATTTTTATTGTAGTAAAGAGGACCGTAAGACTCTAAATAATGCTGGAACCAGTACCTGTCTTGCTTTTGTCTCTGTGCCTGTACAGAAAGCAGGCTTTGATACAAATCGTACCCGTGCCAAGTTCTTTCGATAATTATTCGTGCCAGTAAAGGTAGTTTTTCGTACGCTATAGGAGTACAAGATTTGAGTGTAGTGTATATAAAAGACTCAGGCTTAAAAACTTTATGAGAAGATAAATCTTTGTAAGTATAGACACGAATAAATCTAAATAAATTAACTACGTAATCTTCTATTACTTCAAGCCTTAAAGCCCAATCTTTTGTCCACATATCATTCGACTTAAGCTTTCTTTTTTGTACCTGTATATCTAAGTGTACAGTAAAATACCTAACTACATCTTGAGGCCATACTTTATTTAAATGTTCTAAAATGCAAGTAAATTTTTGCCGATATTGTAAACGTAGCTGACGAAAAATTTGATACTGTAGAGTAGCTGTTACTTCTACAAAATCCTGTTCAAGTAAAGCTAGTTCAGGGCAAGGAGGTCGCGGAGGATATTTGCGCCAATCCGCTAAAGTATAACCATGTTTAAATGCCTCAGCTACAGCTTGCCCCAGTAGTTCTTGGTCAAAGAAAAAATACTCGGAGCCGGGAAGACGGTACTCATCAAATTTTTTGTGTAGCTCTTTTTCGGCTTCTATATTATTTACAGTAAGCACAACAGCTAATGGGGTTGTTTTTATGCCCGCTTGTAAAGCTTTAGCTCTTTCATACCAGTTATTACTGACACCTATTTTTACTAGATTTGTTTCTTTGTACTTGACTAAGTACAAACACTGGTAAGGCTTTTTTTCCATGAGTAAAAAGCCCCCGATAAAGGGGGCACAAAATTCACAAGTAACGGATCAAGCCGCTTTAAAGGGGTTGCCACCAGTCAGCAGGCGGGTGATGTCGAAGCCTTCGGATTTGGCCTCGATCCAAGCGGCGTCGATGTGCTCTTGGCTGCCTTTTTTGCGGGGGACGGGGCGGACGGTGTACTCGGTGGTAAGGCCGCTGCCTTTTTTACCGATGGTGAAGTCCCACTCCAGCAGTTCGGCGTAGTCCTCCATCTGGGAGATCTGGTCGATTTCCTTGAGGATCGACTTTTGGGTGATCTGCAGGACTTGGACCTTGCCGGACTCGTAGTTGTAGACCGGGCAGGCGATGGCAAACTTCACGTCTGCTGTTCCAGGGCCGCCGCGTCCTTCGCGGGGCTCGAAGTCGCCCATTTCGGCAACCACGTCCTCGTAGGTGGGCTCGAAATCAAAGCGGAAGGGCTTGTTGACGCCGTTAGCAGCACCCCAAGACTCGTAGAACTCCAGAGGTTCGTCAGTGAGTAGGGCGAATCGGACGGAGCCACCATCAGGAAGTTTGCTGAGGCTGAGGTAGCCGCCGCCGGTGCTGTTGGAGGTGACTGCTGCTGAGGCGGTTTTGCTGAGAAATGCCATGGTCTAGGTGTTTGGTGTGGTCGGCTGGAGTGCCAACGCCTTACACAGTAACACGGGTTGACTGGAGGCGCTACCGTACAAAAACGCCCCTACAGCTGAGCTGCGGGGGCGTGGTGAACATTCTCGTGTGAGACTCTAACATGTCGCAAAGTAAGACGCAGGACTTGCTGGCCTTTGTGCGCCAGCTGCCTGTTGGACTGGCGTATGCGCCGATTTATGCCAAGGACCAGGCGATCCAGTCCGGGAAAATCTCGAAAGGCAAGACCCCACTAGAGCGCAGTCACCATCAGGTGATGGCGCCGTCGGATGTGGCGCTCCAGATCGAGCGGAAGCCGGATGTGTTCCAAGCAGTCGGTGTATTCACCGGCGGTCGCAGCATGGGACTCGTGATTCTCGATGTGGATCGGAATCTCAGCCGTCTCAAAAAGAAGTGGGGCGAGTCGCTGGAGGGTGCTCCAGTCGTTACGTCGACGAAGCAGAACGCCGCTAAGTACCTCTTCCGCGTTCCTGAGGCTCTGTGGGGCTCGGTGAAGGGTTTTGGGTTGTCGGATACCGGCGCTGGGTACGAGGTGCTCTGGGGCCGTCAGGGCGTCATCTACGGGGCTTATCCGGGCTCCAGTGATGGGAAGGCTCCAGAGGGCTACTACGGCTTTGAAGGCGACCTGGAGGCGATTCCTGACGCCCCTGAGTGGTTGCTGGCGGAGATGCGGGACCATGCCGGTAAGGAGATCCAGGACGGTGGCTTCATCAAGAACCGCCGGGCGTTGGATTTTTCGGATCGGGATCCAGCTGAGGTGGCTGAGATTATCCAGTCGGCGCTGAAGGTGATTCCCGGTCAAGGCAGCGGCAGCCGGGATCACTGGGTGAAGGTGGGGATGGCGATCCACTCGGAGTTACCGACTGACCTAGGGCTAACGCTTTGGTCAGCTTGGTCTGCGGAAGATCCCGAATTTTCACAGGAATGGTCTGAAGGCAATCCCTGTGAGGACGTGTGGAAGTCCTTTCGAAAGGGGCCAGTCAGCCTTGGGACGCTGTTCTGGATGGCGGATCAGCAGTTGCCCGCTCGCATGTGGCTTTCGGAGGATCTGCGGAAGGTTGTTGAGAAGGTTGAGGCCGACAACATCATCAGGATTCGGCAGATCCAGATCAGCTTTCCTGAACTGATCAAGCGGGCAAAAGAGATCCAGCAGATTCAAAACCCGGCTGAAGCTGCGCACGCCATGAACGTGCTGGCGTTAGAAGGCGGTTATCGGGACGCTGGGGCGCTGGAGCGGTTGTTGATCGCCCAGATGCAGTTCGAGCAGCAGGATGACGAGATGGCAATGGACAACCTGCTGAACAAGGATCTGAAGTTTGAGTACCTGATCCCGGATTTGCTGCCCTGCCCTGGGACCGTGATGATCCACGGCGCTGGTGGTGATGGCAAATCCATGTCCGCTTGGACGATTGCCAAGCACGTTGCCCGTGGGATTCCGTTCTCCGTGCGGGGGGATCTTGTTCCAGTGGAATCTGGGCCTGTGCTGATCCTCAATGGCGATCAGTCAGAGGTGCAGGTTCAGCAACAGCTGCGGGACCTTGAGTTCCAGCCGTCGGATCCGGTGACCGTGGTGATGGGGTGGGACCTGAACTGGTACTACCGCTTCGTCAAGTTGATCGAGAAGCACCAGCCGAAGCTCGTGATCATCGATTCGATCACTGGCTGCAGCAGGGGGTCGGCGTTCGACGAAAACAAGAAAGAGTTTGCAAGCCCGATCTACTGGCTGGCCAACAACAACGGCCGCATGTTCCCCGCTTGCACCATCCTGCTGATCCACCACGCCAACAAGACCGGCGGGTTCCGGGGCTCCACTGCTATTCGGGACGCTGTGGATGAGGTGTGGGGGTTGCGGCGGCCGGACAAAAAGCAGGTCGAGCAGACCGGCTACAACGCTCGCCTCATCACCGTGGAGAAGTCCAGGGCTGGCCGGGATGGCTCCAAGCTTTTGATGAAGCTTGAGAGCGACCTCACCTTCTCGCTGGCGGACTACGTGGAGCTGGATACCGACAGCGCCAGTCCGGCTTCCATCGTCGACAGGGTGCTCCAGCGCCTTAGGGCTGCGTATCCGCGCTCTCTGAGCCGCTCTGACCTTGCTGCGGACGCGCTCTGCGGTGGAAGTGTGGCCGCAATCGGTAAGGCGCTCCAGAGGCTCGCTTCGAGGGGCTTGGTTGAGGTGGTTGGACAGACCTCCACAGGTGCCAGACCTTCCAATTTGTACCAAGCTGTTCTCTCGCGTGATATGTGTGTGAATAAGTGTCCTGAATTAGGAAAACCCAGTCAGGGACTGGGAAGTAAAAAAGGACAGCCCCTAAGCGTGTCCTCTTTTGATGGGGAGGCTGGAGCAAAAGAGGACACCCCTACTGCGTGTCCCGATTTACTTCCCAGTCATACCAATGGATCTGGCATAACAGGACAGGTTTTTGAACCCTCCCCAAGGGAAGAACGCACTCCTGAAGAGTTGGAGCAGCTGATGCAGGAAGCCGCACGGCTGTGGGACTGATGGGACAGTTCACCCCGCCTAACTTTTTCGTAGGGCTCATGCGGGTTGCCGCGTGGGTGTTTTGGAGAGATCCCGTGAAGTCGGAACCGCCCCAGCCGAAGCGCCCCAGGAAGCCCACCCTGGGGTACACCGTTGGCGACATTCCCTACGAGCTGCTCGCCGTGGTCCGGGTCTCCTGGTATCGCAAGGGCATGGCCTACGAGGTGGAGGAGTACCAGATTGAGGAGTCGGACGACGCCCCAAAGCAGTTCGCCTACATCGTTGGCACGGCCCTCAAGCAAGGCGCTGACGTCTGCGTGCTCACGCAGTACCAGCCAGAAGCCTTAGGTGTGCAACAATAGAAGCGTGCCCGCTCTGCCTAGCATCGGGCCGATAGAGCCCAAGCCCCTGTGCGTCCTTGAGGCGTCTCACGCTTGGGCCATCCACCTCAAATCCACTGGTACGACTAGCTTGCGTACCTAACATAAAAACTTTTATGTAATGACACAACAACACCCCATCACCCCGCCGCCGGAGCTGGTAAGGCAGTGGCTGCTGGAGTATTACGGCGGTGATCTTGGCGAAGTGAGCCTTGAGGAGATGTACGTCGCTAGGTGCGCTGCCCAATGGGGTTACGAGCAGCACGAAAAGATGTTGCTCGACGCTATGCACTCCGTAGTGCCGCAGCCTTACGAACCAGAAGCCGAGTAGCCAATAGGGGTGGCCGGTGGCTGGTCCTCACGCGGTGTCAGCCTCACCGCAGCCGGTCCCTGCGGTTGTAACGAAATGCGACAGCCCGGCTTTGCGGTTGGGCTGTTCGTGTGCAACACTAAGGGCAAGCCCGCCCCGGCGAGCCCTCCATTACTGATTAACAATGCACGATCCACTTCAAGTCCACTTCGACCGCTCCAAGCTCAGCCCTTGGTATTTCGCCGTTAGCTGGGCTCGCTTCATGCTTGAGCAAAAAATCGAGCAGTTCAAAGACTGGGGATTCACCACCAGCTACGACGAGACCCAGCTGGAGCGTCTGCTCGACCTAGAACAGTTTCTGAAAATGACCTGGGACGAGCGCATGGAAGCTCTTACCGCTGGCCAAGCTGCACAGGAGGTCCAATGAGCCAAGTACAAAGCATTGAGGAGTTGCGTTTTGAAGGCGACCATCTTGTTGTCGATGCCGTTGTTGACGACATGGTGGTTCGCTATTCGCAAACCGCGTACGAACCAGCAGAGTGGGGGCCTGCCCTGTGCCGAGGCACCCTCTACTTTTCAGATGAAGACTTGATTCCAGCGACCGATGCTGAACTCCGGGCCATGCTCACAGATCGGGTCGACGACTGGACTCCACTCGACACGTCTGATTGGGACGTCTGAAGCTCGTGATCTACGTAACCAAGACGACTACGACGACTGGGAAGTCGGCTTAGAACCCATTCCGGGGGATACGCACTGGGTCCGGGCTCGCACCTTGACCCAGCTTTACCGCCACCTTATTTACGTGTTCGCTACCAGCGACACCATTAGCTCCACTCGCTTAGCCAACTTGGCTATCCACGAGATTCTCAAGTTGAGACTCACGGATCTCACCCGGATACGCCAGCAAGACCCTAATTACTTCGCATGACTGACTGGTACGCCGACTATTACCGCCAATCGCGGGGCTACAACGACAACGACTTGCGGGAACTGCGCAGTGTTCCACGCAAGCCCTCAACCTATGTGCCGGACGTGTTTAAGCACAGGTTTGCTGATCCAGCTGAGTACGATGCCTGGGTCGAAGAGCGCCGCCGCCTCTACTTCGGCTGAACTTGATCCAATCCCGAATGACTGAAAACTCAATGGTGCCCTTCTACCGCTCCTATCTGCTGGGCGGGAAGATGGTCTACCTGGACAAGCTCTCGGAATTGTCCGATAGCGAGCTGAACATGCTCAACATCGAGACAATGGCCTCACTGGAGGAAGCTCGCCGCGATTACGAGGCGGTCGAGAACAAGCAAAGCGAGGAGGGCGGTTCGGTCTATCGCCGCCTCAAGGTGGCTGGTTATTTCCAGGCCGCCATCAAGCTAGAGCTTCAAAACTGACCATCCCCTACTACACTGCACCCGTTCTTACTCATGAGCATGTACGTCCTTTCGGAATCCCAGTTCGATCAAATCACCAAAGCACTTGAAGCAGCACGGTTTGCACTGGAGACGTCCCAGCACGTTCAACTGGATCTGACCAAGCCCAAGCAAGCGCTCGCGCTGCCCACCACTGAAAAAGCTGTACGTACACCGTCCGTACACAAGGCGAAGTCTCAAAGTAAGACTCATAAGTCCAGCCGCAAGGGGCGGCGTGGTGTGGCGGTGTTGACTGAGGCCAAGGTGTTGGAGATTAAGCGGCAACTCGCTGCTGGCGGGAAGTCCATCGCAAAAATTGCACGCGACTTCGGCGTTCACATCACCACAATCAACTGCATCAAGTCCGGGAAGACCTGGAAGCATGTTGCGCTCCAGCAGCCCGCACCTGTTGTGGTGGTTGACTGATGGGGGGGATCTTGTGTGATCACGAGATCCATAACTTGGCGCGGCGGGGCTTGGTCTCGCCGTTCCAAGCGGAACTGGTGAATCCCGCGAGTCTTGATGTGAGACTCGGTGAGAATCTGCTGGTAGAAGTGCCGGAGGTGCCTGCGTTACTTCCGCTCAGCATTGCTGGGCATACGCAGGAAAAGCCGTTCATGCTCCAGCCGCATGAGTTCGTGCTCGCCGAAACGGTGGAGGAGTTCGAGTTGCCCGACAGTGTTGCTGGGCAGCTGGCTCTCAAGTCGTCTCGTGCTAGGGAGGGGATTGAGCATCTTTTGGCCGGGTACATTGATCCCGGTTACAAAGGGCGGCTAACGCTGGAACTGCAAAACGCTAGGTCCATGCACGCTGTGCCGTTGTGGCCGGGTATGCGGATCGCGCAGATTGTGTTCCACAAGATGTCGATGCTGCCCGGTAAGAGTTATTCGCTTACAGGTCGCTATCACGGCGACACTGCTGTTCAGGCTTCCAAGGGATGAGCGATTCAGTCAATAGTCCCAGTCACTACACGGCTGGGCGCGTCGAGGTGATCGACGTGATTGAGGATTGGGTCAAGGGTGCCCCAGATGCTGTCGTTGGTGGTCTGCATTGGCAGGTCATCAAGTACGTCAGTCGGGCGTGGCTTAAGAAAAATCCTTACGAAGATTTCTGCAAAGCCCGCTGGTACTTGAACCGCTTAATTAACACTCTCGCTACTGAACCTTACCGAAAGTGACTGGTTTACTTTTACTATTTTTGGTCTTTTTCTATGGTGCTGCTGCTTTTGTTTTTGTACTAGCAGCTATCGGTCTTTGGTTGACTATCGAAGACATGCTGTATGAGCGGAAACAGCGGAGGCGACAGCGTTGAGGTACTGGTGGCGGATTGTCGCCAAGGCGTTAGGTGAGAAGGCGCACCAGCACAATCGGATCGCTGATCAGGTTGCACTGGTGCGTTTTTTCATCTTGCTGGCTTACATGACTACAAACATTTTCATTTGCGCAGGAGTTATTAGGCACTGGAATGGCTGAACATTGCACTCACACTTTCAGAAAAATCATCAACACGCACGTATGGAAACACAAACCACACCTACGTACCTATAGGTTTCGGTGTAGATCCTGCGGACATCGCTGGAACGTTTACTTCGACAAGGTTGCTAACAAAGAGGTGCAGTTGTCGCTGCGGGAGCTGCCGGTCAACCGCCGCAGGATGACACCTAAGGAGGTGAAGATGATCTTGGAGGATTGGCGTTTTGATGACACCTTGGCTGAGGCGTTAGGTATTTCGCGCCAGTCGGTTCATTCGATTCGGACTGGGCGGACGTACAAGGAAATGTTTCCTGAGATTCCGCGTCGTCGGTTAAAGCAGCGCCAGCAAGAGGGTAACGGCTGCGTCGCTTGTAAGCACTGGCATGGTGATTACTGCGATCTCGGCATACCTGAAGGCGGTGAGGCTGGATTCTTTAGAGAGTGTTCTTGCTTTTCAGAGTGATGGCAGTTTCGATCAACAGCAGGCCGTGCCAGCAGTGCGGTAAGCACACCACTAATGCAGTGCTTTGTATGAGGTGTTATCGCTCCAGTGCGGCAGGGTTAGAAGAGATTCGCGGGGAACGGTTGCGTCAGAGTTACAAGCCCCAGTCGGATGGTGGTCCGTGCAGGAACTGCGTGCACTGGAAGGCGCGGTGTTTCCTCGGGTTTCCCGAGGGTGGGACACTCGCGGCGGCGGTGCTCTGTTCTGCCAGGGAGGTTGACAGCCTGCTAGAGTAGTAGGGTACAAGTTGCCCTACCAGGCATGACAATCCTCCAAGGCATTGAGCACCTCCACACGCTCGATGACGCTTCCTTTGTTGCGTTTGACGTTGAGACCACCGGGCTCCAGCCGAAGTTTGGTGGTCTCCGTCTTTTGCAGTTGGCGACTTTCGGTAAGCCTCCAGTAGTGCTTGATTGCTGGAGTTTCAGCGACGAAGACTGGATCACGCTTGAAGAGTTCTGCTGCGTTTCGCGGCAGTGGCTGGCGCACAACGCGGTGTTTGATCTCGGGTGGTTGCAGGAGCACGAGATTTACCCGGAGGGCAAGATTTACTGTTCGATGCTGGCCAGTCGGATCTTGACGAATGGGCTGCCGAACTTGAAGCACGGGCTCCAGCATGTGGTGCATCGCTACCTCGGCCAAGATATTTCTAAGGAAGAGCAGCGAAGTGATTGGTCGGGTGATTTGCGCGTGGAGCAGATCGAATACGCAGCTAAAGATGTGGTGGTGTTGACCCAGCTGTGGGAACAAATCACGAAGCGGATGGCGACTGGCGCGTTAATGCCAGCGTGGGACCTTGAGTGCAAGGCGCTTCCGGCAATGGCGCAGCTTTGGCGTACAGGATTGCCGTTCGATAAGAAAATGCTGGAGCAACTGATTGAAGACTTAGACATTGAAAACGTCGAAGTCGGTGAAAAGTTTATCGAGGACTTTGATGCAGCGCTTCCGCCAGAGCACAAGCTGTACCGAGGGCTTGATGGGAAGTTGTTGTACCAGACAAAGCCGGGACCGAAGGGTAAGAAGGTGGATCCCAATGTTTTTAACCTCAATAGTCCTGCGCAGTTACTTAAAAAGTTCACTGCTTTGTTGGGTGAGCCGCCGATGGATATGAAGAACAACAAACCTAGTGCCAGTCGTTCTGCACTCCAGGAGTACGTGGGTGATCACAAGGTTGTGGCAAATTACTTGCGGTGGAAAAAAATAGAAAAGCGTAGGCAGATGGCGGAAACTTTGCTGAAGAATTATTCGGTAGATGGGTTTATTCGTGCCAGCTACATGCAGCTTGGGGCTGATACCGGGCGTATGTCGTGCATTTCGCCGAACCTCCAGCAGGTGCCAAGGGATCCACGGTTTAGGGCTGCGGTGCAGGCTCCAGCTGGTTGGAAATTGGTTGTTGCGGACTACGGGCAGATGGAGTTGCGGCTTGCGGCAGCAGAAGCACAGGATGCCTTAATGACTCAAGTGTTCCAGCGAGGGGAAGACCTTCATACGATGACGGCTGTGCAGATTTATGGGGTAGAGCCGGGTGATGTTACGAAAGAGCAGCGGCAAATTGCAAAATCGGCAAACTTCGGATTGTTATACGGAAGTGGGGCAAAAGGACTCAGAAACTACGCAGCAGCGACCGGAATCCAGATGGATCTTGCTGAGGCTGCGGAAGTGCGGGAAAAGTTCCACGTTGCATATAAGGGCATCTCCCAATGGCAGCGCAAAAATGCTGCAGCTGCTGATGCGGCTAAGAACAATCCATCTATCCGCATACGCATCTCGGGCTTGCGGCGGTTTCTACCGGGTGAGCACAACAAACTCACTACCCGTTGCAACACCCCAATCCAAGGGGCTGGTGCAGCAGTCCTCAAACTTACTCTCGGCAAACTGTGGCCGTTACTTCACGCCGACGGGGAAGATGTTGTGCGCTTGGCCGGCGTGGTGCATGACGAGATCATCCTGCTCGTCGCAGAAGAACACGCAGACACCTGGGCGCTCCAGCTGCAAACTGTGATGGAGGAAGCTGAAGCTCGTTGGTTGGGTGATATTCCGCCGCTTGCTGAGGCTAAGGTCGGGGATAGCTGGCAAGAGGCCAAGTGATCCAAGAGGATTTTGAGTACCGCGTTCGGATGCACGCGCGTCACGGTGGTACTCACGATCTGTTCATCGTCGCTCCAGATGCTTTCTCCGCGAGGATGAAGGCACTGGAGCTTTGTCCTGATGACCGCCCACAATCAATTCTGCGAGTCTCAGATTTAGTCTTATGAGTCGCGCCCGCACGGGAAGAGAGTTGGTAATGGAGTGGCTCCAGCGGGAGATTCGGCTAGCGAAAACGGCGGATTTGCAGCGGGCTGCAGCTTTTTTGGAGTGGGCGCGGGATATTCGGAAGGGTTGCTCCAAGCAGAGGGGTGGGGCGCGGGTGGCGCAGTCCAATGCGTGGAGGAAACGCGTGGATGACGATGTGCGGTGGTAAATTTTTAGGGCTGCGGCGCGTCAACGCCCAGCCCTCGACCACCTGTTGCCCCAGGCGATGCCTAAGTGTAAACCGCTGCCTCCGCTGGAAGTGCTGAACCGCTGGTTTGAGCTGGACCGCTCAACCGGAAAGCTTTACTGGAAAGAAAAATCCGGCTCAAAAATTCGCATTGGCGATGAGGCGGGCGCGATTATGAAGCTAACTTCAGGCCATAAGCGGTGCGTAATAAAAGTGCCGGGTTACGGCCCGGGGCACTTTTACAGATATAGGCTCATCTGGAAAATGGTCTATGGAATGGACCCGGCTTCCAACGCTATCGATCATCTTGACCAAGACAGCCTTAACGACCGTCCGGAAAACTTGGTAGATGGCGGTAAATCGTGGAATGGCCGTAACAAAGCTATTACGGCTAAAAGCGGTTACCGGGGCGTCATTGCCATGAACGGCCGCTGGCGAGTCTCGTACACGGACCATGGAAAAAGCGTGTACGTCGGCACTTACGACACAGTTGAGCAAGCTGCTGAGGCTTACGAAAAAGCTCGGCAGCGTCTGTGCCCGCTCCAAGGTGATACAGTGTAGACTACTGAAGTACAGCACAACCCGGAGTTGTTTTTACAAATGCCGCTAAATCACGGAAATAAATATTATTGCCAGCTGCTGATTGATCCGAATCGCTACAAGCTGGCGGAGAATCTTGCGTCTCAGGAAGGGAAGAAAGTTACGGCGTACTTGCGGGAGCTGGTTTACGCGGGGTTGGCTTTGCGGTCAGGGGAATACAAGAGCGCTCAGGAAGCGGATGAGCAGGCTTGGAAAGAGTCGGTGAAGCGGCGGGTTGAGGGAAGGATGCGCTCCAAGCAAGAAGGCAAAGTGTCAGAAACTGACGCATGAGACTCAGTTAATTTCCGTTACAGTGCCAGCGGCACTGTAAAAGTGCACTACAGTCTCACAGTACACGCACAGGAGCGATGACTCGCTACGTGGTTATGGCCGGGGACCGTTGGGTCACGGCGGTCTACGGACCAGGTAATGGCATCGGATTAACAGCAACAAAAGAAGATGCATCAAGCTGGGTCACTTATGAAAAAGCTGTCGCTGCGGCGCGAGCTGTTGCTGAGTGCACTAACAGTCTTGTTGCTGTTCATAGCGTCAATGAACCCACCTATCCCCAATCATGGAAGTAGTGCCGTTTCAGGAGCAGCCGGATCCCGAACTGAGACTCGGTGAGGGTCGCTCGCGTACCAGTGCAGCAGATACGCAGCTGTTTGAGCTGACCATCTGGTTACCGGGTCAGGGCGCCATGCGGGATTTGGTGCGGGCGGAGTCGCTTAAGCAGGCGATTGAGTTTGCGCAGAATCGTTACCCGAACTGCAAGGTGGAGGTGCCGTCAAGGGCGGCGAAGAAACCTATGCTGGCTCGTGCCAAAAACGGGCCGCGTGAATCAGCGCGGCGCCGTCTCAAACTCGTGGAGAAAAAGCGTGAGCAAGCAGATTCCTGATTGGGCGCAGCATAGTTGGGGTCGCGTCATCGTGGATCAAAACCGCACTGATCTCCTCGAACAGCTGTACCAGTGGGATGGACGTTCCAATCCTGAACATCCCTACCATCACACCTACACAGGTTTGTACCAGAAGTACAGCCAGCGTTAGGCGGAATCGCGGTCTAGACCGAACTGATCGGCCAGGTTATCTGCAGCTTCGCGGATAGCCCAGGCCGATTTTGTGCGTTCCAGCTGGTGGAGCGTGTTCAGGACAAGGGCGGCTTCAAGCAGGCCGCGATAGTCCTGTTTGTTGAACAGACTGACTAGCCACTGGTCCGTGGCGGCCTTGTGGAAACTGGATTCGGCGCTCTGTTCGATGGGGCGCATGATTAGCCTCGGCGGATACGCATGAACCAGCCGGTGTCGTTGCCTTCAATGAGCCAGCGAGGTAGCCAGTTCCGGCGTGAGTATGCAATACCGGCGCCGCCTTTGTTGCTTACATAGCCACCGTTGAGCAGATCTGCCTCACCGAACGGATCGTTGTGGATGAAGTGCGTCGGTGTATATCCCACCACGACGGTCCAGTGGCCCGTACCGCTGGGGTTTGATACCAAGCCTTTGTGGAGCCAGCCGACTGGGACGGGGTGGCCGTTGGCGATTTCGGTTTCCAAGTCCTCGACTGTGCCATCCATCTCAAAGGTGGCGGTTAGTCCCAGTGCTTTGAGGGCTGCGATTTGTGCTTTGGGGTCGGTGGTGTCGCCGAAGCGGGCGCGGAGTTTGTTGTATTCGTAGTCCCCCGAAATCTTCCCGTAATAGCGGGCCACCATCGCACAGCTGGAGCTGAAGCACTGGCGGTATCCCTTAGCGCCGTCGTCCGTTCCCAGTTGATATTCGTAGGGAACTTTCAGAAGCTTTTCGTTTGGTGGGACAACAGGCTTTGTTCCAGCGTGCTGTTCCATCAGCTGGATCAGTTTTCCTGGGTAGTTGGGGTCGGTTGCGTAACCTTGTTTATGTAGCCATTTTGCGGCTTCCTCGCGGGTGGTGGCGTTATTGCAGCCTTTGTATGCTTTGTAGTCCTTGTACCAGTGGTCGACAAGATACATCACGCAGGACAGTAAATCGGGGAAGTCGATAAAACTGTCGGTGATTGTGACCCACTGATTGTTGATAAATTCTTGGGTTTTCTTATCGCTGCCTTCACCCTTAAGGCCGAAAAAGTTGTTTCTACCTGAAACCAGTTTTCCGTAGCTTGATTCGAGTGCCCATTGGGCGGCTACTAGTTCTGGGAATTTGGCGCCAGCGACGCGGGCGGCTTCAAGCACACCTTCCCAGCTGTTGGGGAAGCTGGTTTGTTTGCCCGCGACGGCCCAGGTCTTGAACCAGCCTTGGTCGCGGCCCAAGATGTGCGGATTGGCTTTTTTGATGGCCTGCTCCAGCTCAGTAAGGGCTGCCATCTGGTGCGGCAGCCCCTTGTAGAACCGGAATAGGTCGATCAATCGGATTGCGTTTTGCGCCATTGCCGCCTACCGCGTTTTTGTTTGGGGCGCCGCTGTTTTGGAGCGGCGCTTAGCGCTTTGGGAATAAAGCCTTGCCGACAAGCAGCAGCGCTTGGATGATCCCGTTTGCCCGAATCTTTGGGTACAGGCTGAGGGCTTCTGAGATTGCCGCCACAGCAATAGCAATCGCGGCAGCAGTGGTGGGATCCATGCGGAATCAGGAGTCTGTAGGAAGTTTAGCTGTAGTAGAGAAGAGTTCCTACGCACGTAATAGTTTCTACCGCTACATTCCGGGTAGCCACTGCTGGGTATGGACCATCGCATAGAAGATGGCCAATACTTAAACAAAAAAGAAGCAAAAGCAAGATTTAGGCAATCAATCCTTAACCATTGGAATAATTCCTGCGCTTATTGCGGGGTAGACCTGGGGCGTTCTGCCACTCTCGATCATGTTCATCCAAAATTTCGCGGTGGGCATACGCACCAGCAAAACTTGGTGGCCTGCTGTTTTGCGTGCAATATCTCGAAATCGGCGGCGGATTGGCTGGAGTGGTACAGGGACCAGCCGTTCTGGGAACCGCACCGGGAGGACGCGATTATTGCGTGGATTACTGAGGGGCTTGTTGCTTAGGGTCCCAGCCCATGCCTTCGAGATACATCATTGCGATGTAGTGGTCTTCTGCGTAGCGGCAGACGCTGCCCTTGCAGGCGCGATAGTAAAGTTCGCCGCGCTCGTTCTCCAGCTGATCCAGGCTGAAGCCGTTGCCGTAGTCGGTGGTGTTGACGACGCTCATTTTTTGGTGCCGACGGTCATTTCAATGTGGCGCACTCTGGTTTCGAGATCACTAAGCCTTTCTTTTGAGTCGTTCTTCAGTTCTTGGATATCGGCGGCAACGGTACTGACTGATTGATCCAGCTTGGCAACTTGCATGAAAAGGCCGCCCAACCCGATGACTGCAGTAGTCAGCAGGGCTGGAACGGCTTGATTAAACGGGTTTTCGGAGGGCTTGGTAGTGATTGGCGCCTCTTCGTGGTGATCCATTGCGAGGCATACTGCCGACCTTTTCTACAGTTTAACGACCTTGCCCCCGTAGCTTTTTACGGCCGTGATTGGGCAGGCTGTTTTGACCTTGACCTTGGCGGGTCTTTTTGGGTTTGCCGGGTTGGTGCTCGACACGCCCCAGTGCAGTTTTAGATTTGACAGCCACTACAGATCATCCGGTGGGTTGATTGCCACTAGACAGTAAGCCAAAAAAATACCGGCGCACCAGGCACCGGCAAGCACTGCGGCGGTTAGCACGACTCAGTTAGCCCAAGGAACGCCGGCAGCTTTAGACGGATGACGCTGTTCGTCGATTTGAGTTTGCAAAGCAGCTTCAATTTCAGCAACTTTTTCGTCGCCGCCAAGGGCTTCCTGTACCCAGCCGATCACAGTGGGCTCATCGAGTTGGTTGTACGGGATTAGGTTGTCAGGACGCTGAAATCCCACGCTGCCGTATGCACCAGCAGAGTAGGTGTCGTCGTTGGCGTTGACGGTGTAGTGGGCGGTAAACACAAAGCCGTCGTCGGTTTCGCGTTCAAGGGTGTTGATACCCCACGTAAAGGTGGTGGCCATGATGAAGAACCAGACTGGTACAGAGTAGGAGGGTTGCAGCCAGTTGGAAAGGGTCGGCTGCCCACCCTAGTGAGTAGGACTACTAGCTCAGGCGATAGGTCACAAACGTGTTGGCAGCCGTGCGTCGTGAGGCGAAGCGACCGGAGGCACCAGCTGCAACAGTGGCGCCACCAACGATGGTGTGACCTGTACCAGCACCGATGGTGCAGAGACCAGAGCCAGTGTTAATCACCGACCATTCAAAGGTCATGTTGGTGTAGATGCCGCTGAAGCCGCCCTCGGTAAGGGTTCCGGTGGGAAGAGTCAGTGTGGCGGCAGCGCCGGTGTACTGAATGATGCCAGTCTTAAGTTCGGCTACGGTCAGCGTGGCTGCAGCAGACTTCGATGTCGGGGCTGGCTGGTTGTAGCAAACTACGCCATCATTAGTAATGCGCCATCGTTCGGTAGGACTTGCAGCTCCGTCGGCGGTCGTCGATAGTACGATTCTGCCCGGCATGTCGCTAGTGCCGGGGGTGCCGTCTACGTTGGCGGTTATAGATACGCTTCGACGCAGTTGAGTTCCGTCACTTCCTTCAAAGAACAAAGCGCCTAAGAAGTCGCCATCGTTAACAATTACTTGACTGCCTAGTGATGTTCCACGTGACTTTGCGAAATACATGGCATAGCCGCCACTATCATTTGTCCACCTACCAAAACCTGCATTTGCAAAGCCGGCTTCGGTTCCCTGATGCTGAAAACCTGGGGTTAATGTAGTTGCCGCAATAGCAGTAGACGTACCAACTAACAACCTGCCGGAGCTGTCGATGCGGGCGCGTTCGGTCAGTGCCGATGTGTTTCTGAAAAGAATATTTCCGCTACCGTCATTGTGTATCTGAGATTGAGCTGTCCCGTCAACATAAAAGAACAGACCCTGGCTCGAATACGTACCACCGCTGGACGCTCTTAATGCGATTGCTGCGTCGGTTTTGTTAATTGTCAGGTCTTTTGTATAAGTATTTCCGCCGATGGCGATTTGGTTAGTTGCAGAGACAAAGAAAAATCCGCTTGAACCTCCGAATTGAACATTCCCACTCGCATCAACAAACAACCGCCCAGTGCCATTAGTCGTGAGTGCTACTTGGTATGCGCCAGGTGAATAAATACCGGTGTTTGTATCACCTGTAAATGTGATTGAAGGTGTTGCAGCCGCACCAGCAGATGCGCTAATGATGCTGTCGAATGTTGCGGTGCTGGTTACGTCCAGCGTGCCAGGCACGTCGACGTTGCTGGTCCACTCAACGCCTGTGCCGGCGGCGTCGGTCTGCAGCAGTTGACGAGCTGCACCATCCGCCAGTTTGCTAACAGCAATCTCGGCACTGGCGCTGACATCAGCGTCAACAATGGTGCCATTAGCAATCATCGTGCTGGTGACGGTGCCGGTGTCGCCGGTCGTTACCACCGTACCGCTCACGTTCGGCAGCGTGATTGTGCGGTCTGCAGTCGGGTTTGTAACAGCAAGAGTGGTTTCAAAACCATCAGCCGTTGCACCTTCAAAACTCAGACTGCCGGTAGTACCGATTTCAAGGTTGCCGGTAACCGTACCACCACTTAGCGGGACTGCAGCAGCAGCCAAGTCGTAGGCCGCCTTAACAGCGGTGCTGCTAGCAATCGTGGTTGAGCTGGTGGTGCTAACGCTGTCGCTAACTTTGCTTTGCAGCCCTGCAGGCGTTACAGCGCGATCAATGTCGGTGCCAGTCTGGGTTTCAGCGTTGGTCGCCAGTTCCAGCAAACCCTGAACAGTGGTACTGCCAATCGGGGTGGCGTTGGTCCAACTGCTGCCGTTCCAGATCTTGACGCCGTTAGGGGTCAGCGAGGTATCCAGCCAAACTTCACCAGTGCTATTGCCGCTGCTGCCGCCCGATGCCGGAGATACGTTGGGTGCCGTGGCGCCAACATGCACCGGACCGATTTTGATGATCGTTGCACCAGTGCTGTCCTTAAAGAACAGACCGGGACTGGTGCTATTGGTGTTCATCGCAATCTGACCATCCGCAATCGCCGTCGTGGGGCGCTTATTGGCGGTGCTGCTACGGATGTGCTTATGCGTTGAAGGCATTTCCCTTAGCTCCGGGCGGACGGGATTACCTCAACAGTTTAAGGACGTCAGTATTCCCCGTCGTCTAGTACAACATCGTAAGTTTCAAAGACGTACGTGAAGTCGCGCCACGCGGTGTAATAGTTGGCGCCTTGGATTTTCAGCAGCACATCACCTGGCTGCCCGCCGATCGGTACGTTTTCGGCGCTATAAACAAAATTTTCTGTTCTGTGTGACATCAGTAGGTGCCATCGTCAACCACACCGATTGTCATGGCTCCAGTGCTGTTGTCGACAAGCACCTCTGTAGTTTCTAGCACTAGGCCGATTTGGCTAGTCGTTGCAATCTGGCTGCGACCCCACAGCAGCACCAGTGCATCACGTACATCTGATACACCGGGCATATCCGGCGTGAAATACGTACCGTCGCTAAGAATGTCGTAATCGTTAAAGGTGCCGCTGGCGCCAGACACCACAGCGATCTTGGTCCAGTTAGCGCCCGTGCCTTGGCTCAGGATCCAGTCGCCAATCGCCAAACTAACTGCTGGGGCTGGCGTAGTGCCCGTGCCAGCAGTAGTAACGACAAGGTAAACGCCGTTGTTTTGGCTGTTGGGTAATCCAACCGCTTGCCCGATGGTGAGGCCAGCTTCTGTGCCGTACTCGTTAAGGCTGACAACAAGGTTGGTGCTGGCGTTGTAAGTGCCACCGAAACGCAGGTTGAGCTGTGTCGGGCTGCCGTAACCAACAAGCAGCCAGTAACCGTTGGGTGTCGGGGCGACGGTACCAACCCAGATATACGCTGAACGGTCCGAGGGGTTCACCCACCACTGACCGGCAAATTCAGGTGTTGGGGCTGTCTCGCTGACTTGGGCAATGCCGTAATCGGCTAGCTGCGTTGCGGTAACGCTGTTTGCAGCCAAGAAGCCGCTACCGAATGTGCCAGTCGTAATCTTGCTGGCATCAAGGTTTGGGATATCGGCGGGCTGCAGCGTGGCGCCGACAGTGGTGTGACCTTGCGCGTCAACTGTGACTTTGGTATATGTACCAGCCGTGACGACGTTGAGGTGGTCGAGTTGACCACTGGCGTTCATCTGCAAACCAGTGCCAACCTTGACGGTGCCGGTTACAGATGCTGTTGCTTGGGCGATCGAAATGTTGACAGTTTGCCAAGCACTGCCATCCCAGTAGTAGAGAATTTCGTTGTCAGTGTTGATGTAGTACTGACCGGTGAAATCACCGCTACCCGTCGGAGCACCAGCCTGCGTCAGGACGGTGGAGTTGTTGGCGAGTTTGGCGGCAGTAACAGCATCCGTAGCAATCTTGGTGGTGCTAACAGCATCAGAGGCGATTTTTGCCTCTGTTACAGCGGCGTTACTGATCGTCGCCGCAAACGTACCGGTGCCGATGCCGGTTACATCGCCAGTCAGTTGGACTGTTTGGTCGCCGGTGTTGGTGCCGCTACTGGTGCCGCTAAACGTGGCGCCGTTTGTCCACGTTCCAGTTGCAGTGGAGAGGTTGCCGAGTCCGAGGACAGTGCGTTGTGCAGCAGCATCAGCCGCGCCAATGACGGCACGACCTGCACTGGTACACGGAATTTCTTCGACGTTGCCGGCGCCAGCACTGCTACGACCAAGAACAAGGTCAGTTGCGCTGACGTTTTGGATTTTGTCGTAGGTGACTGCACTACTAGCCAATTCACTGGTGCCGACTTCACCAGAGGCGATGGCGTCTGCGGTGACAGAGTTAGTAGCAAGCTGATCGGCGGTGATTGCGTCGTCGGCAATCTTGGCGGTCGTTACAGCGTCATTTGCAAGGGCAGCAGTGCCGAGACCAGCGGCGTCAATTTTGCCCGTGGTGACTGCATTGTCAGCAATCTTGGCGGTGGTAACTGCACCAGTGGCAAGACCAGCCTCGGGCAGCACAACTTGGGCGTAGGACCCTGCGCTGTAGACCTTGAGGTTGCTGTCGGTGGTATCAAAAAATCCGCGACCTTCAAAGTTATCTGTGCTTGGTGCGACGCTATCGGCAGCAATGCTGCTGTCGTCTGCCAACTTGGCGGCGGTTACTGCATCGTCAGCAAGAGCAGTGGCACCAAGCTTGGTGGTGCTGGACTGATCCAGTTTTTCGAGGTCGATTGAGCCCGCGTCAGCAAGCGAAATGCCCGCTTCGGTCAGATCCTTGACCGTTACCTTTTTGGTCTGGCTGGCAGAAATGTCCGCGATAGGCAGAACATCGGTGCTTGCAACGGACGCCTCGGGTAGCGCCGGTAGCTGGGTAATCCTGGCGTCTGACAAGGCTTAGCTCCTTAAACCAGCACATTTATGACCCATCTTAATCGTGACGCTAGGGTCAGTCCTCGGTCTCCTGTAGCAGATAATCCAGATTCTGTTCCAGGCGGATCTTGTCGTCGTTTTCCTGTAACACATACCCCGTAGGTCTGCCGACCAACAGCCTGATTTCGCCTGCGCTAACAAAGTTGATCGTGCATTCAATCACGGAATCAGTGTTGACCGTGACCCCGGCGCTAGTAACGAGGGCGCTGATTTCGTAGTAAACATTTTGCAAACTGCTATCTGTTTCGTTATCCGTCAAAAACAACGCGCAGTCAAATGCCGCGCCAAGTTCCACGCGCTGAATTAACTGCAGCATCAATAGCGGTGTTTCTTCGACGCCGGTCGACTCATAACTGAACATGCAGTTAATTGTGCCGTTACCGCTAATCAGTCCGGCGGTGTATTGCTGTTTGAACTTATCAGAAAGAACTGTGGTGTCGATTGCCTCGCGGTCGGTATTTATTTCGTAGCTTGTTACATTGCCTAGTAAGTTAAAATCAACATCCCTTACTGTTACGCTGATTGCAAGGGGCGCACCAGCAAAATCGGCGAGGGCTAACTCATTGGCTCGTACGTTATTTACGGCATCAGAAAAAGCACGAAAGAAGCGAAGACCACCGGCTTGGTTGACGTTGACAAACAGGCTGATGCTTTTTTTTATCGTTGTTGCGTCTGGCCATGTCGCTAGCGGAAAGCAAACTAATCCACGGGCATCGTTTGTAGAAATATCGACGCGATCGCCTGTCAGCAGGTTTTCCAGTGAACCATCGAATCCCACGCGATTGAGGGTTATGTTTACGTCATCTGGACTGATCTCAGACGCAAACGTACCTTGCGCATTGCGGCGCAGCTTGACCTTGCCGTACTGACCTAGAAAGACGGTCATACAATCGTGCCGTTGCTCAGAAAATCACCATCAACGGTGAATTGAATTGGCACCACGGAAAGTTCGCCCGTGGAAACACTGACTGATGCAGATGTGATGTAGGCTTTAAAACTGATCTCGTCGTTGGTTGTGCCACCCACATTTAGGGTCAGCAGCACACGGTCACTTTCGGTAATAGCGCCGGTCTTGTGGATCTTGCTTAGTAGGGCGGTGAACTGGGTGTACGACGTGGATTCGCCGGATTCCAGCCGGTAGTACACAAGGGTTGCACTGCCGCTGGCACCTTTGACGCCGGGGGTAAAAGTATTGCTGACGCTATCAATCGTGTTGGTGCTAAGCAGTTCGACGGTCGTGTCCAGTGACCAGTCACGGATTTTGGCAACAGGCTTACTGTTGAAAACCAGTGACCCGGTTCGCCCTGTGTAAAAGCCCATGATCAGTACCGCCGTAAGGTTATGTTAGCCAACTACAAGACAGCAATCAATTTCACTTGAACCGTGCTGCGTCCGGGATACACGCTGGTGATTTGTGGTGGTCCGTCGTATCGCCAAGCCGCACCACTCGGAGCATTGATCAGTGAGGCACTGGCGCCCCAGCCGTTGAATACACTGCCCGGAAGCTCGAAGGTCAAAAACGTGCCTTGGGTTTCGTTGTAGTGCGACATAAAACCGGCAGCGTTGGTGTCGCGGATGTTCTCGAAGGTCAGGTCCAGCGTGGCTTCCGTACGCAGGTTGCCATAACGGATCCGAATTTCAGCGCCACTCAGGGCTTTGTACTGCTTAATCGGAAAATCGCCGGGGGCAAAGTTCCGGGCAGATGGCGTCAGATTGGGGAAAGGCATGGCTACAACCCGACGGCGGAGGCAATGGCGTTATACGGGTATTCTGTCGCAGACACTGACACCAAACCTTCCTCGTCCAGTTCCACCTGCTCCACTAAGTAGGTGCTGGTGACGATATTTTCTTGCGTGATTGAGAAGATACTGTTAAACAACGCTGCGTCTGTGGTGCGCCCTCCGATGACGGTCAACGTCCCTGACAGTGTGGTTGAGTTGCCAGAAATAAAGTACGTGATCGGGTACGTGCCATTCGGGAGGTTTTGACCGGTGGTGATTACCCCAGTTGGTCCGATAGAGCCGTTCGTAAAACGGGAAGCGGCAGTTTGATTTAGCGCCACCGTAATAATTGAGCCGGGTCCGATGGAGGCGTTGTCCATCGTGGTTTTAAATCTGATCGCGTGAGTTACAAACTTGCGTAGCGCCAGAATATAGTTACCGGCTTTGCGGGCGTGGGATTCCGATGTACAGAACGCCGACATATCAAAAGACTCCAAAGTGTCTCCTGGACTGCCCAGTACAAATGACTGTTGTTGCGGAAATTCGTTAAGTAAGTTGCGACGCCAAACCATCTCAGCCCGGATGGGACGGCGCTCGCTGATGTCTAGATATTCCAGCGAGAAAGATCCTTCAATGATGTTGCCTGCAGTGAACATTGCAGCCGATCCACCGCCAGGCAACGCGGGCAGCAAAGCCAGCTTCCCATTACGCATTACAAAGTTAAGCAGGAAAAACGGAGCGGTACTTGTGATGAAACTGCGGAGGTTTGTTCGGCTTGTAATAGCGCCGTCGTAGTACAACCCATTGGCATTGCACCACGAATCAGCCTCGTTAAACGAAGCTGTGTCAATCATTTGCGGCGAAATACCTTTAACATTTTGCAGAAGGTATTGCACCAAGCGTGGGAAACTGTTGCTGTTGGTAGTGCCTGATTTAATCCACAGGCGCAACTGATCAACGCTTGTGATATTGCGGTTTGAGCGTAGTGCCAGCAAGGCGGTGTTTACGTTTGAGTAGTCGCCAAGGGCAACACCTCCTGTTTGATTGACATAAACGACTTGGTGCTCGGGGCCGGAGTCGCAACTGTGGGTAACGATGTTGCCGTAGCGACTGACCTCAGCAAATGCGGCGTATGTTTCAAATAAACGCCAGCCGCGATTTTCTGGAGTTAGTGTTTTATTTGCTGTATTAGTGATTTGAAGACGCATCCGTAGTTCGACGCGGTTGTCTTCGATGCTGGCCGGAAACTTACCGTCTAAATAAAGGGAATCTGTTTTTAGGCGTACTTTGATGCCGATTGTTTGCCCGACGTTAAACGCTGAATCCTCGATCGGTCTGGCTTCATAGATTTCTGCAAAGCGAACGCGCCAGCGTAAAGCTACGTTTGTTCCGGGGTCGGCATCTTGAGCTTCGACACGAAGCAGTAATTTAACAACTCCGCGATCTGTTTTAACTTTAAGATCTGCGGTTTTACGCTGGCTAAGGTTTAGAGGATCACCGAATAACTCATACATAAATGCGCGTTGCAAACGCTCTTGCTCATCCGTAACATTTATAAGTCTTCCGGTATAGTCTACATTTGTAAGACTAAATACGCCCATATTGAAGTATGTTGCCCGTGTCGGGATTCTGTAGCTTTCCGATGCGTAGGCATTACCCCAGCCTTTCGTTTGCATCGCCCGTGCTTCAAACAACGGGTTTAACTCGTCGGAAGTTTCGTTAGCGTAAATCTGTTCGCGTGTTCCACGGAAACTTAAAATACCGTCGTTGACGTACTCGGCATTAGGGTTAAGCACCAACAGTTCCCGCAGGCCGTCACGTATTGCGGCACTTGAGATCGGCTTTAAGCGGAACTCATATTCAGCATCGGTGCCGTGATTAAGGCGCAACTGAAAATGCTGATCCGTAGGCGTGCCACCGCGTACAGCCAAGGCACCTCCTACATTGCCCCATGAGGTTTGTCCGACCTTCCGTATTTGCACGCGGAACATAGAAACACGTGGGAAATACTCGTTGTTATTACCAAGGCTAAATTGAACACCATCGTCGTCATATCCCTGCAGCGTTTCAGGATCTGGCACGCGATTGAAGTTAGCTAGACCGTTTATCCGGCCCCATACTTGACTCTTGATGCCAATTTCGGTTACTTGGCAACGACGGTTATTCCTAAATACTGCGGTCGTGGCGCGACAGATGGAGTAGTAGATAACCCCGTAATTTCTGGTGCTGGGATTTTCGTTATCTGCGATTGCATTGTTTGCCGCAATATCGCTAAGTGGACCGCCTTTAACTGCTGCTGACAAGTAGATATCCACGTCGCTACCACGTTGCCATAACTGACTAGACCGCCCTGTGACCTTCAGCAGTTGTGTGCCAACAACTAGTTGTTCTCCGACTTGGAGCACTTCATCTGCTGCAATGCACTCAGCGTCTAGAGCATCGTTAATATCTTCCGTTGTAATTGTTGTACTTTTTTCAAAGTCACTCGGTTTGCGTGGTAAGCGTGTGCCACTGATCCGAAAAGTCGTGCCAGTTTGATCTTTGCCGGCAGCGATAACACCAAGGCGCCGAGGGTAGTCACGACCTACACCGGGCATACCAGCCGACCTGCCGGGTCTACCGCAAACCTTTAGGCGCTGATTTCTAATATCACGCTCGGCTTTTTCGTCGAGATCTTCTGGATATGAAATAACTTGCCAGTTGACGCGATAGCCCGTGCAGTTGGCGATTGGGTTGGATACACCAAACTGGGTACTGTTGGATGGTGTCAGGCAGGCAGAAAAGCCGACGCCGCCTTCGTTGTAACCCGTGATGCGGCTGGCATCGTAGCTAGGGCGAGCGTCCCAGGCAAAAATGTAGTTGTCAGCGTCTTGAACAGAAAGCGCAGTATTGCCAATAAAAACACCTGAAATGTCTGGCGCAGATAGGCCAGACTCGCTGATCAGGTAAACCAGTTTTGCGGCTTGCTGATTGCCAAGACTGAAGGCACGGCTCCAAGTCAGCAGAGGGGCAATAACGACTCCGCCTGTGGTGCCGGTGTAACGAGTCCAAACAATCGGGATAGCGTCGCCAAATTCGGCAAGATCGGCAAAGCCGTCAAAGTTGGTGGACTGAATAAAGCGGTCTTGACCCGTGCGACCGCGACGAGTTATTTGTCGTGTTTGCTGCTGCTCTGGTGCGCGAGGTTTTGGTGTTAGAAGATACGAAACGCCTGATAAAACCAGGCCAATAGCAAGACTAATTAAAGCAGATGTAGTAGCCGGATCACATCGTATATCCGGAATATGAGCATATTCCGCAGGACGCACGTAGGCATTACGTTCTAGTTCAAAAAGAAACTGTTTGTATTCTTCTGTGCTGCAACCAATTATGTCGCACAGTTCTTTTTCGTACGGAAGAAGTACGCGCTCGATAGGTTTGCCAGCGGGGACCAGACCACTCGCTTGCTCAAAGGGCTGATCAGCAGAATCCCTCGTTGCCATGCGACGCCAAATGCCCAGCTACTTTGTGGCAGCAAAACCACATCCCCATCGTAGCCGCCATCTGTTACACGACAGCCCCAGCGGTATAGGTCTCGCAGCACAGACTTTCGCGGTAAGTCGTACCAGCGTGGATTGAAGTCTGGCGTTGGGATGCCTAAAGCGCGTTCTACTGTGTAAACGACGTGGATGCAGTCGATGTAGCCGTCTGATCCGTCCGCACCAAGGCGGAAGGGCATCCCGATCAGCTCAAGACAGGCGGAAGGCGCTACTGGTGGGGACGGCTCCAACAAGACCTTGACCGATTACACGAAAGGGTACGTCTGCGCCAACGGCATCTAAAACGCTGTTGAGTTGAAGATTGACGCTGGTTTCATCCCACGATGATGCCCCGACCTGGCCGGTGTAGGTGTAGATCGTGGTGTTTGCGGAGACGTTGACCAGTGCGACGGTGACGACCCACTGGTTTGCGGCGGCTTCCGATGCCCATGAGCGGGCAAGGTCGTTGTTTGGGAAGACCAGCGACGCTTGGGTGTTGTCGCCGCTGCGGTTGACGACGACGCCGCTAAATCCAAACGGGAGAAAGTTGCTGCCGTTCAGGTTGTAGTTCTGGTAGCTGCCTCCGTTTAGGGAAAGCGTGTTGCCAATGATCAGTTCCATCAGACTCCGACGCGGTTGCGGGTAGCAGGTGAGTTACGCAGGCGTCCCAGTGCGCGGCGTTCGCCTTGCTCGGCACCTTGTAGGGCGGCTTGGCGCATACCGCGTTGGAATTGGTCCGCCGTAACGTAGTCCACGCTATTGATGCGTTCAACGGTGTAGCGCACGTCGATTGCACCGGAACCAGAGCCTGCTGCGCCACCTCCACCGGATGTGCCATTGCCTGGAATGACCGCAGAACCTCGGGCGCCAGCAGAGTAGCGAGCCATTGCGCCGCGCATCTTGCTCGCGGGGATAATGTACTCCGCTTCACCGCCTTCACCAACTACAGCACGGGTAGGACCGGTAACAAAACCACCCTCGGCATAACCTGGAACACGAATACCGCCTGAGCCAAAAGTGCTGGCTCCGGTTCCTTTGAAGCTTCCTCCAAAAGTGGCTTTACCAGCAGCATTTGACTTGGATGTGAAAGATCCCGCCGCTGCACCGCTAATAAAACCAAGGACAGTTTCGAGAATGTAAATCTCGATGAGCTTGGCGATCATCTTGCTGGCCATGTCCATAAAGTGGTCGCCGACACCTTTGAAGAACGCGGCAAGCGCTTGCTGACCAGTCATTGCTCCGGTGACAAGACCTCGGAAGGCTTGAGAGAAAGCGTCACCAATGGCTTGAGCACCAGCGACAACTTGATTTGTAAAATCTGTAAGTTCATTTAGTTGACCTCGGGCTGTTGCAACAGCAGATTCCAGCCTTTGTGTTTGTGTAGGGCCTTGTCCGGGTCCTGTTGCTGCTTGAGCGGTAATAGCCTTTTGTTGTTCTTTAAATGTTTTAAGTTGCTTATCTAGTTCTACTGTGCTTGCTCCTCTGGCTTTTGCTTCCATAATTGCCAATTCAGTTAGTTTAATTTGCTCTTCTACGGCAAGAAGTTCTTGCGCTACTAACTTTTCAAAGTTGGCTCTGCGAGCCGCTTCTGCAGGCAGCAAACCTTCTGTAACTAAGCGAAGATATGTTTTTCCGTATTGAACCTGCAGGGTTTGTTCTTGACGTAGATCTGTAAACACTTTTACGGAATTACGTACAGCGTCTTGCAAACGCAACTCTTCCTCAAATCTACGTTGTTGTATGTCGCGTATCTGGTCTTCTGTTTCTTTTTGTGCAATGCTGACTCTAGCTTGTGCGAATTGATTTATGGCAGCACGTTCTGTCTCGTAATTAGCTTGCCTGAGAGCTTGGGCTTTATCCCGCGCGATGTCGGAAAGTTTTTTGGTTAGTTCAACTTCTGGAATGAGTAGATCACGTCCCTGAAAACGAAGATCACGAATAAGATCCTCCGCATTACCCATTTCAATAAGGGCCTGTAGATCATCCTGTAAAGCGGCCGTACGATCTTCTGGAGGTTTTGGACTTTTTGTATTTTTGGTCGAAAATTGTTCGTTTAAACGTGCAACATCGGAAAGAAATTTGCGTGTATCTTGCAACGCTTGGTCTTGAGCTTTTTTACGCTCTGCTGCTCCTTTGCGCACCTCATTGGCACGGTCTTTTCCGAACATTGCAGGGTCAATAAATTGCCCTTGCGCTCCAAGGGCAGCTGCCGCTGCTAATAATCTATCCATCAAGGTAATTTCTTGTGCGACTTTAATAAGTTTTTGTTCTTGAAGAGTAATCAGTCGTTGTTGTAAAAAGGCGTTAGCTGCTGCCGAGCCATTTATTTCTAGTTGCTTTAATGCTTCTTTTGCTTGTGAGTCAGTAATTGTATCTCGAAGTTTTACAATAGCTTCTAAAGTGCTCTTGTTGTCTCTGGCTGCCGCAAGAGCATTAAACGCTTCCTCGCCGCCAACAGCACCAAAACTTGTGGCTAAAGCTTCTCTGATGTTTGCAGATCCAAACTCAGAAAACGCTGCGACAAGTTTTAACGCCTCATCTTTAGCTATACCTAGCTGAGATGCAAGCTGAGAAATATCGGATGCGGTTGTGCGGGATGTTCCGCCTGTAGAAGATAGACTGTTGTTTAAAGAGTTAAGTTCCTGATTAAGTTTTACCGCGTCATCAACGGCTTGTCCGATAGCTGTACCAACAAGGGATAGACCAAAGCCGAGTGTCCCGCCAAAGGCGCCTCCGACTGCGCCGCCTAATCCGCCACCAACAGCAGCTCCGGCCCCTTGCCCAAACAACAACGGAAAAGCACCACCAATGACGGCGTTACTCGCAGCGCTACCTACGCGCGAACGTAACGTTGCGGCCGCTTGTTTTTGTTTTTCGGCAGTTATTTTTTGTTCTGCGGCTAGTTCTTGTTGCTTTGTTTGTAACCTACGGCTAATAATTCCGCTGATATAATTTTCCGCAAAAGACCTGTCTTTTAAAGATTTAAGTTGCGCTTGCGCGTCAGCACGACGCAGTTCACTTACACGCTTTTCAACAGCGAATGCTGCTGCTTGAGCGCTTGCGCTTGTTACTCCACTACCTCCTGGTCCCATGGGAGTAGCGGAAGCTGCTCCGGCAATAGTTCTGCGTATAACGACCTGTTGTTTGTTTACTTGCTCAATAGTTTTTGATACTTGGGTGAGCTTATTTTGAAGTTCGTCTAGATACCGTACACCTCTTACGCCGATTTCAATATCAGCTCTGTAAGCGGCCACGGCTTGCGTCACACTCTGGTACTTCAGTTTACGCGACAAAAAAGCCGCCGGGTTAGCGGCGGCGTCTGGCCTTGTCCATTTCCTTTTGCTGGTCTTCGTTCAGGATTTGGAAGTAGGCGCTCCAGCCGAGTAATTCCTCGGCGGTCATGGTCGTCCGAACTTCGGTAAGAGTCAGGCCCAGTTCCTTGGCAACGCCAAACTGGAGCATGAGCCAGTTGTCTTTGCGGAGTTCGACGCTCAGGATTTTGGGTCGATGGGCTCGGCGTCGTCGGTCAGAATCGCCAGCATCAGCTGTTGGAGATCTTTGTCCTTCACTTCGTTCTTCAGCACATCCACTTCGCCGACGCTGAACAGCTTGGAGCCGGATTCGTCGAGGGCCTTAGCGATCAGCAGTTGGAGTGCGAAAGCGTTGGCGTCGTCGGACTTGGCTTGCTTCTGGGCGCGTTCGCGCTCAGCCATCGTCAGCGGTGCCACCCACATTTCAAATTTGCTGCCGTCAGAGAGTTCGACTACTTTTTTAGCCGGCTCCAAATTGGCTGCTTTACGCAGACGATCAATGGCGCGGACTGGAATTGAGGCAGGCATAAAATCCTGTTGGTTTGGGTCTACTGTAGCGGACTAGACATAAAAAGCCCCGGCTTTGAGGCCGGGGCTACTGAACTGGCTATCCCAAAAGAGTATCAGGACTTGGCGAAGTCGAAGGTGGGGGTGCCGGAGGGGCGGAAGTTGACGGTCACCGATTGGGCATCGTCGGGGTTGATGTTGAGGCTGGCGGAGGTCAGCACAGCATCGAAGCTGATCGAGCGGCTGAGGGTTTCGCTCAGGGTGCCGCCGCTGAATACGCGATCGGTGTAGAGCTTGAAGGCAGCACCGTTTTGCTGGCGCTGCAGCACGTCCTCGATCATGCGGTTGGACAGGGCGGCGTCCTCATCGGTCATGTAGACCGTTGCGGTGCCGGTGCCATCGCCGAAGCCGCTGATGTAGCTGCGGAAGGGTACGTACTGACCAGGGGTTTGACCGATGGTGGTGACGTCGATTTCAGCGCGGCTGATCTCGAAGCTCCAGTCGCGGACTTGGCCGACAACAGCGAAGTCCGCGTAGTACACCTCAAACTCGTTGGGGGCAGCTGCGGTGCCGTCGTCAGTGATGGCCAGAATGGTGCCGCCGGCAGAAGTCGATACGGTGAGCGCACCAGTTGCAGCGGTGTAGCTCAGAACGTAATAGGTGGTGGCGTCAGAGATAGGCGCAGGCAGGGTGCCGGTGCCGGAGCCGCCGGTTTGGCTGTTGACCACGCGGAATTTCACCGGGTCGCCTACCTTGAAGTTCAGGTAGGGGGCGACGGTGATTACATCGGTGCCAGTATTGACGCTGGCTTCGCCGAATGTTCCGGTGGTGCCGGCGGGTTTGTAGTAGAGGGCGCCGGACGTGCCGGACAGAACGGTGGTGGCCATAGGGCGTACCAAGTGAGCGTTGTGGGCGGGCACTGCCCGGCTTAATACAGGTTAGCGCCTGTTGTTAAGCATCACCTATGACAGGACAGTTGCAACGTAGGAGGTATCAATCCTCCCGACAAAATGCGGGGCTTCCTCTGTTGCTGAAAACGTTGGGCCGTTAATTTCACCGACACGGAAAAATACACCGCTTGTTGTTTTCGCGGCGTTGTTGAGTGTTTCCAGTGCGTTGACTGCTGTGGTGATCAGGGTTTGATTGCGGGCGGGGCCTTTGCCTTTCTCCGTGAAAATGCGGATAACAATCGCGCCACGGGCGTTGTCAACGCTGCTGGTAAGCGTGGGTTCGTTGGTAATACCGAAAGTAACATTGACGCGAACGTACTCAGTAGTGGTGTTAGGCGGGACTGCCGTGATGTTGTCGAAGTAGACGGGCACCGGAGGCACCAGTGCACCAAACGCTGTGAGCAGCGGGTTTTCGACGGCAGCGCGAATTGCTTGGTAGTTCATAGCTTCACGCTGCGAAGTGCTTGATCCATGTAGAGGCTTATTGTCTTATCTATTTTCCCACCGCGCAAATATGTGGTGTACCAATCCAAGGGTGCTGTGCGTTGGTTGCGTCCGTCCGCTTGTAGGGATAAGTCGCCCCGAACACCCGTAATACGATTACCCCTTTCGGCTTCTTTAATTGGTTCAAAGCCCGGATATCTGTAGGTACTTTCAACTAAATCCAGTGCTACGTCTGCGTGTGGCGCTTTATTTGCGATGTAGTATTTTACTTCAGGCTTAAATTTGTACTCTTTTGGAGTAAGAATAGGGGCCAGCAATCTTTGTGGTGCTCCTGGCGATCCGCTTCCGCTAGATACTTTACTTTCGCTGGCTATTTCCCATGAGTTAGAGAATTCACCAGACCATGCAGGACCTAGTTCTTGTAGATCTTTTACTACTCCTTGTGCCGAGCGTGCGGCTCCCAAAATGAGCGGCGCTAAAACTGCCGCTTCTAATTTTTCAGCTAATTTCATGAAGTCATTACGACGGCGTGCCATTACTGGGGCCTCGCGATTAGAGAGTGGTAAACCGGGTTATCGCCGCGATAGGTGGTGATGGCGATGATCTTTGCCTCGCGGGTTGCTCCAGCTTGTTGGTACTGGATGCGGTCGGCTTCGGTTGGGTAGTAGGTGCCAAGCTCGCTGGCGCCGATGATGACTTTGAGATCAGTTGTTTGATAAAGACCTTCAGCCTCACGAGGTGTGACACGAGTAATGACGGCTTTGACCGTGACGGTCGTGTCGGAACCAGTGACTACTCCAGTTGTTGGGTCGTAGGTGCGGGGTGTTGCAGTTTTGATGTACGTGATGTTTTGGCCCCAGTCGGCTAAGACTGAGGTTGGTACGGGGGCAAATACGTCGTCGATGAGGCCCATATCAACCTCGGAACAGGCGGACGGCGTAGTTTGCAGCGCCGCCCATGCAGTAAGGGCCTAGGTAGGACTGGAGCCAAGGGTAGACGTCGAAGACGTTGTTGATAACGCCGCTGGTTTGGCTGGTTTTGTTGTACTTGACCTTGAGTTCGCCGAGTTCCACTTGGTCGTAGATGCCCGTGGTGCCCGTGGTGCCGGTGATGGCGTCGGTGTCGTTGGCGAGGGCTCGTGCCAGCTCGTAGGTGGCGGTTTTGATCGGCTCGGGGATCAGTGTGCAGGCGAGGTCGATGTCGTCAACCGTGTAGTCCTCGCGGGGCCACTTCAGGGCTTGGGTTGTGGTGCAGCGGTCGCCGTAGAAGCTCAGGCCGTCGATCCAGCGGGTGGCGGAAATCAGGGCGCGGTTCTTTTGGTCGTCGGTCTTGCTGGTCCAGGTGCTGGAGTCGGGCACCGTTTCAAAGTAGGTGTTGGCCGCCGCAAGCGTCACGTACGAGTTGGCCGAAGTCCCGCTCAAAGTGGCATCAATCGTGGCGGGCACGGCTTAATACATCCTTTGTTTGAGTCTAGCGCCAGTGCGTGATTTCCTTTGTTTGGCTGTTTCGCGCAGCACCATTGAGTGATAAACCTTGGCGCCAAACATTTCCAGTTCGGCTTGGGCTTCTAGGTGTTGGCCGTACTGGACGTCGACAAAGCTGCGACAGTTATCCTGTAGTACGAAGAGACGCACTGTACTCATGCCTGCTCGCAAAGCTACTGACAGCCTAGAAGTAAAGGAACAATCCGCACCATCTGCATTGCCCGGCGACACCATTCGCTCACTGGAGCCTGTTGCTGAGGCAATCCGCGAAATGTTTGCTGCCGGTAAAGATGCAGAGACGATCCAGCAGGAGCTGGCCGTTAGTCCGCATGTGTTTCGTGAGTTGCTCAGCCACTCTTACAAGATGGTGGGGCGTGCTCCAGCAATCTTTGAGTATCAAGAGCGGATTCGGATTGGTGAGATTGAAGGTTGAGTAGACAAAAGAAAAGGCCCCCGGTTGTGGGGGCCTTTTTAGTGTCCTGCTGAAGGATCAGTAGGCAGAGGTATCGAAGGGGGTGTTGACCAGCAGGCGAGCGATGGGCACTTGCTTGGTGGTGCTGTACACCAGGCTCCAGGAGGCGGTGTCGGCCAAGTTGCCGGTGGTGGCAGCGTTGGTCGGGTTGTCGCCGGCCACGTTCCACTTGGTGCCGGTCACGTGGTAACCGTAGTGGTAGTCGACAGCCAGGATGTCCTGCATCGACAGGATGTTGCGGTCTGCGCCAAGGCGGAGATCCTGTTGGATGCCCTCGGAAACAACGCCGCTCTGGAAGAGGTACACGGGGTACTTCTTAGCGTGGGTCGAGGTGCCGCCGGTCAGTGCAACCAGCTGGTCGTCGATCACCACACGGAGACCAGCGAAGGTCGCCACTTCGGTTTGGGTCACGCCCACACCGCCACCGCCCCACACAACGGCGCCACCTGCAGACAGGGCAGAGGTGCTGAAGGTCAGCATCCCCACCTGTTGGAGGTAATACGCAACGTTGGAGTGCATTGCGATGGAGTCGAGGTTGTCGCCCCGCTCACCCAGAACTGCCTTGGCGGCCACCACGTTGGCGACGTTCAGGAAGTTGGCCTCGGTCATCGAACCGGGGACACCAGCAAACGTCTTGTTGGTTTGGTTGGCACCAAGCACGCCGGCGCCGGAGATGCCGCCGAACAGACCCAGCAGTTGGGCTGCCAGGGTGGCGGTCTTCAGCTTGTTGATGGCAGCGGTCAGCTGGTTGCGGACGTGGCTGAGGGGATCAGCGCCAGAGCCGAGCTTGCTCAGGTCGTCTGCGGCGTAGGCAAAGCCACGGTGCAGAATCGTCATGATCTGCTCGTCGGCAGTGACGTTCTGGGCGGTCAGATAACCCAGGCCACCGTTCCAGCTGGAGGTGGACAGGATTTGGGTCTCAGTGGGGGCGATGGGGTCGAAGAAAGGGACGCGCACGCGGGTGCCGCCAGCGCGGGCATCAAGGGCAGCGTTGCGCTGGATGATGCCGCTCTGGACCCACTTCGATTGCTCGAAGATGCCCTCAGCGGTGTACTGAAGAAACTCGGGGCGAGTTACGAGGTTCGAGAGAAAAGTTCCCCCGAAGTTGCTGTTAGAAGCAGACATTGGGTAGCTCCAGTGGAGTCAAGGTTGGGGAGGTTGCCCCACAGGGGCTAGAGGCCGGCCTCAGCTTTCAACAACCGGGCTTTGTCGGGGTCGCTGTTAAGCATCAGCATTTGCTGAGTGACGTTCCAGCTGTCCTTAGACCAGGGGTTGGTTTGGCCGGGGAGGGAGGTATTGCGGGCACTACCCGTAACACCCATGCCGGCACGGTTCGTAGCTGCAAAATGATGCTCGTAACCGCTGCCGGGGTTTTTTAAGTTGGTGATGTATTCACCAACTGGAACTTCCACGCCTCCAACAACAGCCACAGGCTGTCCTTCTTTAGCGCGTAGGTTCTCCTGAAGTAAACGATACAGCTGATCAGGGGCCAGTGCACCAGCCTGGGATAGTTGTGCTATCGCGGCGGATTTCACTTGTTCTTGTGTGAATCCATGGCGGATTTGTTCCACTTCGGATTCTTTTGCTGCGAGTTGTTGTTTAAGCTCAGCGACTGTTTCTTGGGCTTGTTCCCAGAGAGTTTTGAACTCGCCGGATTCGGCCAGCTTTGCGGTCTTTGCGGACTCTTGCGCTACGCGCAGGTCCTCGATTTGTTTTTGGAGGGTGTCGCGGTTTTCGCGGTCCTTGCGGCGTTCGGCGATCAACTCTTGGTTTTTCGCACGAAGCGCTTCGAGTTGGGCGGCCAGATCGGAGCTTTCAGCCACAGGCTGAGGGGCAACAGACTCCACAGGAGTTACTGGTGCTTGCTGTTCTTCAGGCACAGTTATGTGTTACTTGGACACTTATAGATTAGCAGTTAAGAGTTGAGTTCCTCTTCGGTTTCCTCCATGTCTTCATCGTCGCTGCTTTCGGCGGCTTCTGGTAGCGCCAAGGCGTTTGTGGTGGAGGCTTCCAGTTCGTCTTCGATGTTGATGTTGTCCGGGAGGACTTCGCCGCGACGCAAAATCTCCAGCAGCATGGCGTCGCTGATTTTGCCCATCTGGTTCAGTTGCGCCAGCACGGAAACGTCTTGACCGATTAGGCGGTAGTAGTCGAAGTCGCGGTCAATCGTGATTTCGGGTGGTTCCATGCCCACGTACTGGGCGGCGAAACCGAAGGCTTGGTTGAGGGCGCTTTCCAGTTCTTGGCTGATGATCGAAAGGACGCTGTTGCTTTGGGCTTGGTCGATGCGCTTGGCCTCGGCAGATTCAGCGACGAATTTTTGGCCGAAGAGTTTGGTGACGCCCAGCGTGGACATTTGGGATGCCAGCGATTCCAGTTCGGCCATTTGCGCGTCGAAGCTGGTGGCGTCGGCCTGCACGTAGTACGCCTTGTTGCCAGGCTGCATGGCGATGGCGTAATTCACGCCCATCGTTGCCGAACCAGTCGTGTCGTCCCAGCCCTCTAAAACAAGGGTGGGCATTGCGGCGATGTGGAGGGCGTGGATAAGGTCCGCTTGGCGTTGGTAGTGCGTGATATTCAGGTTGGCAATGTCCAGCAGTGGGGGCTGGGATACCAGCAGGCCACGGCGGTTGCTATAGATCGGGACCAGCGGGATTTCGTCGAGGCTGTAGCCGCCGGTGGCGGTGAACTCCACCAGTTCTTGGCCGAGGGTGTAGAGGTCGTAGCGGCCCGGATAGATGACGCGCATTTCCTCGACTTGCTCTTCGCCGAACTCGTTCAGCGGGCGGACGTCGTAGTCGTGGATGCGGACCTGCAGTAGGCGGTTGGTGCCAGGCTCTTTGCGCCAGCCCCAGATCTGGGGGGCGTCGACGTGCACGAAGTAGGGGCGGCGGCCCATGGCACGTTCTTCGGCCAGATTCCGGGCTGCGCTCGCTGCCGGGTAATCCACCAAAATGGCGCTGTGGCCGTAGGTAAGACTGCTTACCAGTGCACGGCGGGCGTATTCGTTGATGTTCGAGCCAAGCCCGTCGATGTTTTGCGCAAGCTCCAGCCAGTAGGGGTCGCCCTCGATGTGGATGGGCTTGCGGAGGATGGCGCCAGCGGCGGTCTCGATCAGGCGGCTGGTGTAAGGGCTGAGGACGCTGCGGTCGACGCGGGTTTGGTAGGCGTCGTCGTCTTCACGCGGTTCCTGAGGGAGATAGGTCTCGCTCATGTCCCGCAAGTAGTTCGTGCCGTTGGTAACGGCAGCCATTACGCTCCAGTCCGGCATCATGCCGATGACTTCGAGGCTGCGGACGAATGGCGATTCGCTGACTACAGCTCCAGTTGGTGGGACGTTGGCGCTGTAGACCACGGCTAGGCTCCTACTTTGTACTTATTTTGGCATCAATCATCGTCGTCTTCCTCGTCGTCGGGGTCGGTGATTGGTACCAGTACTTCGACGCCTTGGGCCAGCATGGTGACAAAACCGCCGAGGATTTCGGGGTTTTGGGGTGATTTGAAGACGAATGTGGCATGGGTGAGGCCGTCTTCAGCATCAATTTCGATGTGAATACAGCCCCCGTTTACTGTTTGGATGGCCATTAGCGGCTGATTTCCTCCCAGTCCATTGATGCGTGTACGTTAGACGTAGACACACTTGCTGTAACAACAAGACTTAGTTCGTAAGGGGTTGCAGTAAGGCCGTCGCGTTCCAGTTGGAATTTGAATAGGGCTTCTTTGAGGATGTCTACAGATGCCGTGCTTTGGTTGGTGGAGCTGAAGTAGCCCTGGGCCAAGATGCGGCCGCCGGTTGTTGCTGTTCCAGTGAGGTTGTATTCGACGCTGGAGTCAGCTCCGGCGCTTGTCCAAGTGCCGCCTGTAGTGGTGGTGTTAGCCATCACGCGCCAGTTGTAGTTGGCGTTGGCTGTGGCGCCAAGGATAGATAATGCGGTAAGAATGACGATTGCGTCTAGTGCGGCTGCCTTAAGGCGTAAAGAAATAACTGGGTAGTAAGTGCCAGCAGTAGTTAGAGCATAAGGAGCAGTAATTGCGGTTCCGATGGCTTGTTGGAGGCCGCGTAGTTCGTAGCCGCCTTCGGAGAGGACCGTGGAGCAGACTTGTTTGAGGGTGCTGGCGCTAGCGGTCGCGGCGGTGTTTGTGATTTCGTAGCGGAGTGGAAGGGAAGCGGTGGTGATATAGGTAGAGGTGATGATGTTGGCGTGGTGGAAAGAGTGGCAGTGGACAAATTTGCCGTTAATAACAAAACCTAGGCGGACGGTGCCGAGTCCCAGCCACTCGATGTCCATCCACAGGATTTGGGATTTGGTGGGGTCGAGGGTGAGGTTGGAGGGGCCGGTGCCGTTGAGGGGGTCGATGTTCCAGTCGGATTGGGCGACGCGGGTTTCGACTAGGGAGCCGGTGGAAGAACTGCGTTCGACGAAGGAAAGGGTGGTGTTGGCAAGTTCGAGGTACATGCCGTTGGCGGCGCCGTAGTAGCCGACGCGCTGGCGGAGGCCGGTTTTGGCAGGGTTCAGCGTAAAAGTGGACATCACCAGCAGGGATTTACCCGGCTGGTACGAGCAGCATTTGGTGGTTTCGCGGATGACCTCGGAGCCGGAACTGGTGGTTACAGCGAGGTTGACGAGGCCGGCGTTGGCGTCAAACGTAGATGTTCCGCCCGTGGCGGTAGAGGTGGCCCAAAGTCCGTTGTCGTGGTAGCGGTGGCTGGAGTCGAAAAGGGTGAGTGGGTTAGATGTACGGACACGGCCGAAGGCGTCGGTTGCTCCAGCAGAAGCTGCGGCGCCGCCTGCAGAGGTGCCGAAGGGGTAAGGGGTGGTGACGGAGCTGGTGTGACGTAGGTACATCGGCGGCCTCGGTATAAAGAAAATGAGGCTATTTCTTGGGTTTTTTAGCGGTTTTGGCGGCTGCTTTGAAGGCAGCAGCGGTGGGGGCACCTTTTGTACCAGGTTTGCGCATCTTTTCGCCGCTGCCGGCGGCGATGCGCTTGCGTTTTGCAGCGATATTGCTGTAAAGGCCGCGTTTAGCCATTATTTCTTGCCTTTTTTGGTGGTTTTCTTGGGTTTTGCCATGCCGGCTTCGCTCATGGCGATGGCGATTGCCTGTTTGCGGGACTTCACTACGGGGCCTTTTTTGCTGCCCGAGTGGAGTTCGCCTTTGCCGTACTCACGCATGACCTTGGCAACCTTTTTCTGGGCTTTAGTTGGTTTTTTAGCCACAAAATTACCGCTGTTACCACACACGATAGTTGGTCTTGCCAAGGTTCTCTGGTTTGGCAAGGTTGAAGGTTTGGAGGCATAGGTAGCCCAAGGCGTCGAAGGCGTGGTCTACGCCAAGATTTTTGTTGGGGAGGCCGGTTCCAGGGGAATAGGTCAAGGTGCGGAGGGATTTGATCAGTTCTTTGCACTTGGGGTGGATGAAAAGGCGGCGGGTTCCAGTCGCATCGAGGAGGGCGGTGTTGACGCAGGTGATCTTGTCGCGGATTTTCCAGGGGTTGCGGGGGCTGGATACCGTGAAGCCGGATTTGCGGAGGATGTTGTGGTCGGTGGCGCCAACGCCGCTGGTTTTGCGGGCGCCGCCTGTGGGGTCCGGGCAAGCGATGATGCGGCGCTCCACGCCGTAGCGGGATTGGATTTCTTCGCATAGGTCCCAGGTAGTGGCGCCGCCGGTCATGATGATTTCGTCGAAGACCCAGAGCACATCGCCTTTTTTCACTGCGCAGACCGCGCTCATTGGGTCCACGTTGAAGTCCACCCCAAGCAAGAGGGGTAGGACGGGGAGGTCTTGGACTTGTTTGTCGATGTTGTCGTCGCCAAATGAGATTGCGACGAGACCGCTGAGATTCTCGAAGCTGGCCTCGAACTCTTGGCGAAAGGTGCGGGGGTCGAGTTGGGCGCGAGCAGCTTCGATTTCTTCCGGGGGAACGTTATCGCCGTCAATCGTCGTGAATTGCCAGCGGTTCCAGTCCTTGTCGCCGCTATCGGCGTATTGCCACAGTTCGTAGAACCAGCTGGCGGTGCCGTCCGGGGTGGAAATGAAGAGGGCCCAGCCTTGTTTGTCCGCGAGGGCGGGGCGGATGACCTCGAACCAGACTTCCGCGTCCATAAACGCGGCTTCGTCGAGGACAACTCCAGCCAGACTTCGGCCTCGGAGGGCCATTGCGTTTTCAGTGCCCTTTAGTTCGATCGTCGAGCCGTTCACTAGCTCGATCTTGAGGTCCGTTTCGTTCTTTGCCTTGATCCAGGCTTTCGGGACCAGTCGTTTTAGGACTTTCCAGGCAATGTCTTTCGCCATCCGGTATGTAGGGGCGGCATAGAAAAAGGTTTCGCCCGGCCTTTCGATCGCCCCACGCAATAACTCGATACATGACAGGTAACTTTTGCCGAATCGTCGGCCAGCTACCAATACTCTGAAGCGTTTTCGGCTGGAAAACACCTCGCCTTGGGCGTAGCGAAGGGTGAGTGCTCCAGCAGAATCTGGCATTTTTATGTATGGGGGTACTTTCTAGGGTATTACAGGAATCGAACCCCTGCCCCGGTGTAGTACAGAAGAAGGATTTGAGAATGTGTCAGTAGGTTCCCTGGGTGGCGTCCCGCCGCAGGCAGCGCCGAACCCTACCCCCCTAGTGCAGTTGTACTATGCCGCGAGCAGCCGTCGCACCGTGGTTCGCGAGCAGCCGAGGCGGTCGGCGATGGCTTGCTGCGTCAAACCAGCGCGGCGCCAACGCCTGGCGCGTTGCTGGCGAGACTCACTG